GCTATATTTTGACGTTCTTGCTCTATATCTTTTATTTTCTGAATTATATCAAATAGGGCTTCTTCTCCTTTGGCTGAACTTAGTGTAAATGCCGCTGCCTGTTCAACCGCTTCTTTAATTGAGATAGTGCCGTTTTTAATTCCTTCTATAAATTTCAATCTTGCCTCATCATTTTTCAAACTTTTTTCATCTGCTGATAATCCATCCAATGAGGCGGCTAGTCTTTGTTCTGCTAATTCTAATTGCCTTTCTCCTAGCGCCTCTTCTAATATTCCTGCTTTTTTGAGCGCGGCAATTCTTTCTTCATCTGTCTTTAATTTGTCCTTACTAATAAGTGTTAATTCCTTAATTTGTGTTAGTGTTACTGCTTGTTGGGCAGAAAATAACGCTTCTTCACGCGTCAACTTTATAGTTAATTCTATTCATATACCCGCTATTCTCGCTTTTTCTGCTATTTCATCCGCTAGTTTCTTTGCTGCTGCGGCTGCTGCTTTGGCTGCTTCTCCAACTAATATAATCGCGGCGCTTGCCTTGTCTGAAAAGTCGGTTACCCCAATACTCAACTGAATGAATCCGTTTGCTAATGCTTTTAAATCTCCTTTTATTACAGCCTGAATAATAACACCAATAGCCTTAAATCTGTTTATGATATTATCAAGTACAAGCCCCGGAATCTTCTTTATAAATGTTATTAAAGACTCCATCAGTTTTTTAGGTTCAGAAAAAGCATCAAAAACAGCTTCCCCAAAGGCTGCAAAGGCATCAATTATAACATCAACCGCTGCGCCTAGCATTCCCATCTTGACAGCTAAGAAATCTATACCCTTTTGACTTCTTGAAAAGAATGCAACCATGGCACCTAATGCAACAACCAAAAGGCCAATACCTGTAGATGCCAATGCAAATTTAAATATCCTTAGCGCCTTGGTTCCTATTCCTGTAGCTACTGCGCTTGCTTTTTGGGCGATAGACAATTTAGTAGTAGCGGCTGCGTTGGCTTTGGTAGATGCTGCGCTAGCTTCATTTGCAACTACATTCTTTTTCATCAAAGCGTTTAATGTGCCTTGAATTGCTGCTAGTGGTCCAAGTACTTTGCCAAATAAACCACTTGCCCCCGCTGCTTCTTTGATCGACTCGGAATAATTACCGACATTCATCTTTTGTTTCTTGAGCGAGTCGGAATTCTTGAGAATTATTTTGTTATTCTTGTCGAGTTCTAAGTTAATTGCCTTGAGTCTTTTACGCCCTTTCTCCGTGTCGAGGTTTAACCCTTCCCGTTCACGTCTTAATTTACGACTTGATGCGGCTAGTTTTTCAAGTGTTCCAGTTTGTTTTGAGTTGAGTATCTCGGTATCCTTGTTTATGGCGTTTTGATCTTTCGTTAATCTGGTCAACTGAACTACCTGTTGTATACGGTCGGAATTAGCAATCTTTAACCTTTTGCCTTGATCCTCTATTTTCTTGGCTATTACAATTCCCGTTTGCTGATTCTTTTGGCGTTGCTTTTGGGCATCTGTAAGTTTCTTGGTTTGTTCTGTGAAGTTGCGTAAATCTTTGGCGCTCTTTACATCTTTAATTTGTTTTAGAGCGTCAACGGTTTTGAGTATTGCCTTGGTGGTTTCGTCGGACTTCTTGACTAAAGCGTCCATGTCCTTAATTATGCCCGCCGTTATTTTGTCTTCAAATAATCTTTTTGAATCTATTTTTTGAACAGCCACTTACTAAGGATTGAGTTTACACAAATTTAGGAAATATTATTTTTACGTAATCTCTCGGCCTCCATAGCCTCGTATTCTGCAATCATTACCCTAAACATGCTATCGAATTCACGAACACTTACAACGCTTTCATCAACATGGAATTGCATATATTTACTAAGGTGGGCTTTATTGGTATAATACTTTTTATCTGAATTATCAACGGGTTTCTCACTGGCTGCAAGTTCCATCTCTAGAGCCCTTAGTAATGTTTTTTTATGGCCGTTGTTTGGATCTAACATTAATTCGCCGCGTAATATTTCAATGTCTACATACTTCAGGATCTTTAATTCAAGGTCGTCATCCATTAATATCTCATCGAAGTACTGATCTTGTATTTCCTGTAGCTTAATTGCACCCTTCTTTTTGTCGGACTTGATTAACTTTTTAGGCTTTATGAATAACAACTTAATCGCTGCTAGGTCGGTTTCTGCCTTACCAATCTTTCTCCAAACTGCTTGGGGCATGTCGTCAATTCCTTGATACATCATTCGATTATTTCTAAAAACAGAGGAACAAACGCCTCCAGTATAAAATTAGCCAATAGCTCCATGCTTTCATCAGTCAATCCGAGTACTGGCCCCCACTCTTCGATTAAATTAACATCTTCCTTTTGAGCATCTGCCATTACTTCAAAGTAATCAGCTTTTAAACTAACGATGTTTACTGAATGGCTTTCATGATATTTACCTGTGTCCTTTAAATCAACATTATCGCGGCCTTTCTTTGGTCTACCTGCCTCGGCTGCTAAAAACAACGTTAAATCAGCGTAACCACTTCTATTTACAGAGAGTTTTACGCCTAAAGAATCAACATTTTGCTCACTTAATTGAATCTTAGTAATCCGATCAGTGATGAATTTCTGATACTCTGTACGCTTTAAAATAGTATTGATTAAAACGAATTGATCAACCGCTTTTACTTTCTTTCTTAATTCTCTGAACGTAGGGAATAAGTCAGTCATTATTTATCCTTGGTCGGCTTCTCTGAATCTTGTTTAGAAACTTCTTTTGCGTCTTCGCCTTTCTGATCTGCGATTCTTTGCTTGTTTGCCTTCTCAATTTTAGCGTGTAATTGGTCGGTGAATCCTGTTGTGTGGTTAAAACTTGATCCCTTGCCATATTTAGCGGCTAAATCTTTCTTACTTAATTTTGCATCTCTTGGAAGTACAACAGTGATTCCGCGTATTACTATTCTTGTAGCCATAATTTTTTATTTCAAAGGTAAGAATAAATGCAAAACAAGAAACCCCGCCAGTAATGACAGGGTTTTTGTTGCGCTGTTCCAATGGGTAGCGTACATATTTTTAGATTCTTAATGATGACAGGATTCGAACCTGCAAACTTGGATAAAAGGCCCATATCTTAATACGATTCGAACGTATTTCAACTTTAACAGAGGTTTTCTGTCAGACTTTGCCACTCGGTCACATCTTAAGAACAATACAAATCTACACAAAAAAGCCCCTCAAACAACGTTCAAGAGGCCTTTAGATGAATTATAAATTATGCCGATACTGTAGGCGCTGATTGTAAAACCAAATCCTTAAGATCGTAAGTCAATCCAATGTAATTTGGAGTAGCTAAATCCCATCCTATAGGGCGTATGCTAATCGTTTTACCAGCTGCAATTGCAGACGTGTATGTAAATACATAAGCACCGTCAAGACCTTCAGAAATTGTTCCAGGTACGTCAATCGGTGAGGCTGGGACTGTTACGTCTTCAGCAACCAAATGAGTTTCAGTAAGTGCCCCTAATGGATTTTTACTAATTACTCCGCCAATATTAACCCCGCCAATATCATTGAATACATTGAATGAAATATCTGCAAGGTTAGAAGCTCCGTATGCAATTCTGCCGTCAATTAATGTAATGGTATCTCTAGAGGCTTTGAATCCTTCCATTACGTCTTGGCTGATGTAATCTACAGCCGTTTCAAGTGCTGATTCATCCCAGTTGAACGTAACAATTAATCGAGCTGTAGCGCCTCTAACTCCTTCCTGAACTTGAGAAAAGTAAGAACCTTTTTGAATCTTTCTACCGATAAAATGAGTTGCTGTTACTTCGCCGCCTCTATTTCCTTTTGCATCATAAGGCATAAATCCAATGTCATCATTACAATTAACAATAGAATCGAGTTTAGCCTTCATTTTTGGTGCCTCATTAGTGACGGTAACCCAGGTAACTTGCTTGGTGTTTTCTTCACCTTGGAAGATTTCGCCGTCTATCTCTTCATTATCAGGAGCAACAACGGGTGAATCATAACTAAGTATATTAGGGAAATGAAACCATCTATCTTGTATGATAGGATTAAGTGCCTGTACATCCATAAAGGCTTTATTTGGGGTTGTACTGGCAAGTATATCGCCATTAACATCTCCGTTAAGTTTTGTAAGTGACATAAAATAGCCACCCTTGATGATACCCATTCCGCCTGGACAGGTTTCAAAACCGCCCATATTTTGGATGGTAAAAGTTTTATTTGAGCATTCGCATACGGGTATCATAGTTTTTATTTTTTAGATTAATATTTTGTTAAAGTTAACATTTTTAAAATTCATGTATTTAAGATCGAAAGGTTGCATTTAGATTTGGAAGAAACTCATTTATCCATTGTCTCATATTTTCCTTTAAAATAATATTAGGATCTTCGCTTAAGTCTCTGTTTGTATTAATTCCGTCATGAGTAGTAGTATTGCCATCTTGATCTAGTCTGGTAAAAGTCCATGTTTTGTCATCACCTTCAGTGATAAATAAATCCATATCTAATACAATTCCGTAATATCTCATAAGCATGATACCCACATTCCAGAGGCGGGAAAATTAGCGTTTAGCGTGGCGGGATAATTCCCATTTTCATCTACTGCAATTGTATCGGTTCCGCTTTCGTTTAATCTCCAGTAGGCTGTTGACTCACCAATTATCTTGTTAAAGTTAGCACCTCCGCCACTAGCATAAAGGCTTGTTATTTGGCCGCTTGTAATTCCTTGCTGGTCCCTAATGGCTAGCTCATTAATTAACCCATCAAATCCCAACGATGGCAGCGCCCCGTAAGTTCCAAAATCTTTATAAAATGTCTTTTCTGTACTGGTTTGTCCTCCCGTGGTTGATTCTACTGCGTCTGTGTATACTCTTAATGTGCCACTAATTCTGCTTACTGAAACCATTAATCGTACACCTGTACTAATTGAAGGAACTGTAAAATCATAAATCACTCCATCAATGGAGACTCTAATCTGCGTAGCTGTATTAATAGAAATAAAATCATTTGCATCACCGCACAATATAACCGCCTGAATTAATACATTAGGAGTTAACCATACATTAACTGCGAAATCTTCACTGTCTGATATGTTAATAAGGTCAAAGTTTACCCCTTGATTTATACCATTAAAGTCTAGGCAATTACCGCGTGAAAATGGACCGTCTGGCATTACCGCTTGTCTCGTTGTAAAACATCCTGAAATTCCATTATCAACTGCAATTAAAAGTATATTACCCTCACCTAATCCCACTACAGGATTTGCAGTAGAAACAGGTACGCCGTTATTCCATTCAAGTATAGCTAGGCCCGTGTTGTCAATTATGGTAGCTAATATCTCTCCATCGGTTGCCCCTTCAATTGATGGCGGGGTAATGGTAAACTCACTTATACTTATATCGCATGTTGGCGCAGCACCTCCAGAGGCAACGGTTGCACTTGCTCCCCTACTACAATTTATCGTATTGTCATCTGTGACCGTTACAACATAAATCCCAGGCGCTAGGCTTTCAATTTCTTGGTCGTTTTCATTTAGTGGTGTAATGGATGGCCCTGTCCATAAGAAACTAATATTACCAATTCCATTAAATACCGATACCCCAATTTTGCCATCGTTTGCACCTCCGGCGGACTCAGGAAATACGCATGTTTTAATTTGTAAGGGACATTCAGTAGCAGAGATAATGTCCTCGCATGCATCCTTAGACATCGTAAAATCAAAATCAACTTGTAACCCGCTTATGGTGTCACTAAAAAACTTGCCTTCATAACCTTTATTTGTTACGAACTTACCCCAATTAGGAGCTGCGATTGAATCAATTTCAAGTATTTCCTTGTATAAATTATCTTCTTCGTCTGCAATCTTATCAAAAAACAATTGCATCATTTGCCTGATTGGCTCAATAACATTTGTTTTGTGGGTTGGCGGGTTCCAATTCTCAATTGACTCATCCATGAAGTACAATCTAGGCCGCGATTCTCTCCCCCAAGGGTCTTCAATGTCTTTAATATCCTTCTCTGGTAATGGCTCAATGAGATAAACAAAAGGCGTTCGATTATTGGCGGCCATATCTTCCTGTTGGTCAACGGTTGCCTCTTCAGTAGTCCCATGTATAAAATGAGGCTTAGGCAGTACAAAAGAACTAACTGAGGGCGGCGGGTCGCTACTTGATACGGGGCTTACCGTAATAGATTTATTAATTATAAAGCTTTCAATTAAGTAATTAACCCCTCCTATGTCTATGATTTTGGTTAATCTAAGCCAGTAGGTATTTGAGATGCTTAGGGTGTGGGTACCGTCTCCATTATCGACATTAAGAGAAATAGATATTGTGGGGGTACATAATGCAACTAAGGCACTAATAATGTCAACGGTGTCTCTTTTACGTCCCATTATATTGAAATAGTCTTACTCTTGGATATGCCTTTATATTCGGGGTAAGTGGTTCTATCTAGAATCATTTTACGGGCAATGGCTTGATATGAACCTACGCCCTTATTATATTTTGTAATCAATCCAATCTCTGGACCTGTGGCACTTATCGCATTGTTACGATCTGGCTTGATTGGTCCCGTTGAGGTGTTTTGTATGTGCTGTTCTCTTGTGAATTCAAAGTAAATGAATCGCATTAGCATTTTTTTGATCCCTTCTGACCTGCTAGATCCACAACACCAACCCGCAACGGCATCGGTATCATCATAAAAGGCATCAAATACGGCTATAAATCTAGCGTCTTGGGGAACGCCCGCGACCAAATCAGCAATAAACAATTCATAAAGCTCGAATCCGAATAGCTCTTGGAGTACTTCAACCTCAGCGGTATCGATAAAAATATTTAGATCTACCTGCGTAGAGGTAGACGTAGCAATTCTTATTTCGCCCTTATTAAAATCAATATCCTTTACGAATAACCCCATTTACTTTTTACCCTTGTTTTTGATAGGTGCCTTTTCTGCCTTGTCTTTCTTTGGGGCTTTATCGGCTTTTACTTCTTTGGCTAAGCCATCAGCAATTAAACGATTTGCAACAACGTTTTTAACGTCTTTTACCTGGCCTTTAATTAATCCAATAGGATCATTTTTTAGTATTTCAATTTTCATAGCAATAAGGTATTTTAAAAAAGCAAGGAGTTTTACCTCCTTGCTAATGGTATTAATTAAACAGTCTCAAGTGCAGCTTGTGCAGCGGCAATATCAGCGATATGTAAAAACGCTCCGTAGTGAACATTTCTAATAACTAAACAACGTCTAACAGAGGCTTTAAGTCTCTGAACATCATCCAACCAATCTGTACCGTGTTGAGTGGCTACATCTACTGTAACTCCGCCAGTTCCGAACATGGTCCCGAAAGTAAAGTCTCCAATGTATGCTTCGTTTTGAGGAACTAAAGAATTTTCAATAATTCGAGTACCTCTAACGCTCATGCCATCAGCAGACAACCATGAAGGGGTAACATAATTACCGTTTGCATCCTTAGTTAATCGCATAAGCTCCGCGTCTGTTGGATTCATTATAATTGCATTAGGTGCAAACATTCCGTTTTCACCTGCATTTGCAATTTGAACGATACCAGTTGAAAGAACATCATAAATTGAAGCCTCATCAATTGCCAAAGCAAAAGCACCGGCCGCCCAATTTGGGGCAACAGTAGTAACACCAGTAAGTTGTTGTCCTGCTCCAGTACCAAGTAACGACTGCTGATCTTCTCTTAACGTTACATCCCTAGTAATTAAGTCTCTAATTTGAGTAGAAATAAATCCTACATCTTCCAAGGCTTCTCGAGTTACAGGAATAGAATCACCAATTTTACGTACTGGCAAAGTTCTTTCAATCCAATCAATAGCTGATTCAGGATAAGCAGCACTTTCCGCAACTTCGGCAGCGTTATCTGTAAGGCTGTTTTGTTCCCAGAATCTAATAACTCCGTTTGAGTTAGCACCTACAGAGCCAACATTAAATAAAGGAGCCACGGCGTTTGCACGTCTTGGGATTTCCCCTATTCCTTCAATGCTATGAGCCATTGTATTGTTAGCTACTGACGCCCTTGTTACTTCTGTTTTTAACTCTAAACTGAAGCCGTCTCTTTTTTCACCAGTAATAAACCCTTTGATTGATTCATTCTTAGCATTCCAAACGCTTTTTAAGTCGTGGCTCAAATTTTTAGGAGCCTGTAACATTGCATTTGATTTTCTAAGTTCCGCAAGTGTTTTACCTTGCTCTTCCATTGCAGCCTGTAATTGCTCAACGTGCTTTTCTTTCAACTCACCAAATTGCGCTTTTAATTCTGCAACTACATCAGCTCCAACTTTTTCGGCCATCTCTGACTTTAAAGAATCCATCTTGTAGCCGTTACTTGCTACCATGTAAGCAGCCTTCTGTTCTATTGGTAAATTCTCAGCCGTGTTTTTATCTAGCTCTTTGAATTTGCCGTCTTTTATCCAAATGTTTTCCATTTCTATAAATTTAATATTGTGTTTAAAAATAAATGATCGTTCTTACTTTTAAGCTCGTCGGCGTCGGGGGTGTCAGAAGACGGCGCCCGAAGTGATTTAATTAAAATACCCAACTGGTCGTAAGATTTTTGCAACTCAAGCCCTCGTTCATCTGATATTTGAGACTTAGTTAATATTTGTTCAAGGCTCTTGAATAGTTTATCAATATCCTTTACGTTTTTAATTCCCGTTGTAGGCGTGTTACTATTGGCACCCCAAGCCGTTAAGCTCGATACCTCCCAAAGTTTCACCTCACTAATAATATTCGCGTCTTTTTCTTTGCTGAATCCTTCGCGTATTGTTTGGAATCCGTGAGAATGTTCGGTTATCATTCCCTCTTGATACTCAATTAAAGTATCTTTTCCGAGTGTAGATTTAGACATCTGAGAGATGGCAAAGGCTCCTTTTTCATCTTCACCTAATTCAAGGATTCGACCAACCGCTGAGTGTGGATCATGGTTTTTAAAGTGCTTAATCCTAGATAGGTTTTCTTTGAACGATTTTTTAAACGCTCCTTTCTCCATTATATCGCCGTCGCTGTCCTTGTTGCCAAAGGCCGAAAAGTAAAAGGAAACTATGCCTTTTGAATCGTCTAAATCTTTGACCTCAAGTCCGCAGCTTTTTAATTTTTTATCCATTTCCGTTGTCTTTATTCATCAAAATTACAAAGTTTTATTTTAACAGATCAGCAATCTCTTCAGGGCTTAAACTTTCTACCAGCTTATTTGCCAATAAAGGAGACATGCTATTTAATATTTCTAATACTGGATTTTGCTTGCCTGAAGGCGTTACTATGTCTTTAGCTTGCTCTTCTGTAAATCCATATTGGTCAACCATTAATACCGCTTTTGCGTCCGAGCTTATAGGCATTTTAAGTATCACTGTTACCCCGTCCATTCTGATTTTATCCTTTTGGGCTTTCTGTTTTTCGTCTTCCTGTAACGCTCCAATTCCAGATACATCTTGGACGACTACATAATTTTTCTTATCCCTCCTACTCCAATCTTTTACAATTGTTGAATTATATTTTGCCAACAATCGACTATCAAGAGGGATGACGGCATTATCATAGAACGCTTTTAACGCCTCCTTTCGGTTGTTGTATGTTTTGTTAGCGGGATCATTAAATAATGAACTGTCAGCGCCGTATACATTACACAGTACTCTAAGGTTCTGAATACCTGTTTGAAGTATTTCTAAATCACTAGAAGACATTCCCAGCTGTATAAATTTCCCTTTATCTCTGGCGGCAATGACTTTATTAAAACTTCCAGCCCCTCCAATTAATTTATCAAATAAATTTTGCTGCTCTTTTTGCTCTCCACTGTCAAGGGATTCCCCGCTTTCATTGGTAAATATTCCCGCCGCGCCTCTATTTTTCATCATAGAATCTTGAGCAACGGCGCGTTGATTATCTCCGGATAAGGTAAGCCAAGCAGCTGCCAAAGGAGAAAGGCCGCGTAAAGATTCAATGCCCCTAGTAGTTGGGTTAAAGTATTTAAGGTGTATCATTTCCTCAAGGTCAAAGGATTCTTTTAACCTGCCTAATTCGAATTTGTAACCTGTTGGCGTTAATGGTTGGTTTTGATTTGATAGAACTTCAATGAGTTGAGAGGGCCATGTTTTAACCTCACTTATTCCGAAGCCTGAAGACATTACTTTACTCCAAAACAAATCACCTGTTGTAAGCATGAAACTCATTGACGCCTCTTTAAAATCCTTTTGAGTCTGTTCTGAATTGGGTTTCTGTACGAATTTATGGAACCTACCCTTGTTAATTTCCTTTAGCGATCCATTAGGCATAACCTCTTTGGCTATCCAAGGAATGCTTGAACCTGTCTCACTAATCATCCTAATAATCGAATAGGCTTGCGCGTTACCTTCGTACCCTTCCTTCAATAATGTTTCGTCAGATTTTTGAGCCATACCACCGCCAAAACCCACTACAGTCAGATTTCCGTTGGCTAAATCTCTATGTTGTGAACCGCTTAATGTAAATATGTCTTGATGTTTGAGTCCTGCGATTGATTGAAATGCTTTAAATCCTTTTTCTTGGAACCAGTTCATAAATTCGTTTTGTCAAATTTACTAAAACTATTCGACCCAATTAAAGGATGCCCGCTTTTGGTTTGGTCAGTCTCCTAAATCCATATCTGGCCGGGTCAATTAAATGGTTGTATTTGTCAATTGGGATGCCGCTTTTTTTATCGTTCCAGATATAGTTATTTAACTCCATTACTAAATTCGGGCTATCCCCACACACTATAATTTCATAGTCGGCCATATTTTTAAGGCCATTAACAACACTACCAGCTCCTTTTTCTGAAGGTCTGATATTATGGCCGCACTTTCTCAGGTCGTGAATAGCTAATTTGCTCGCACTATCTGCAATAATCAACCCCCTATCATCTACCCTATCCCATAGAAGTTTGTTAATATCGTCAGTCCCTAAATTGGTTAAGTAGGCTTTTTCCTGCAAATATATCTTTCGCTCCTTTTTATCAACTGCAACCTTAATTAGGCCACAAGGATCTGGGCTGAACCCAAAATCTAAGGCATGGCAAAAGGCTAAAGATTCATCAAATTTGCCACGGGACCAATTAGGCAGCACGACGCCTTCGGCCTTTTCCAACCAACCACCAATATAGTTATGATAGTAATGTTTAGGGTTTTCCTTTTTTGCTTTGGACGCTTTGTCGAGCCAGCTTTTAGGTAAATAACCCGCCTGTTCTGCTATCCTAAAAGTCGTGTGAATATGCTCAACATCTGAATGAGTGCTAATTGTTACCTCAAACCCCTCAATTTTAACCTGCTTATTGCTTAGAGCTATCCATCTTTTATAAATAAAGTGTTCGGGTGTCGTTGGGTTCATAATCCATATTACGCGATTTTGAGCCTCATTAGATCGAATTGAATCATCAATAATATCAAAGGTTTTTTCATCTTCAAAATCTTCGCCCTCCTCAACTATCATCGTAGTAAGTCCTGGAATAGATTTTAATTTTGCTGTTTGATTGCCGGATGAAGTTTTAATTCCCGCAAATATTATGAAAGACCCTGTTTTAATATTGGTCACTCTTGGCCCTGAAAACTTGAAATGTTTGTATGAATTGTTGTTTTGAATGGCTTCTTTGAATTCAGGTATTATCGAATCTTCGGCGCTGGCCATTGTGTAACGAAGAAATAATACGCCGTGGCCTTTCTCATAGGTTAAGCGACTAATCATATCGTGAACGCTCGTAGACTTGAGCGAACCCCTACCCCCTGTTATTAGAAAGTACCTTTTCTTTGATGTGTAAAGAGGCTTGTAGGCTTCATTTATCCTTACCATTATTAACCCATTTTATAGGACTTATTGAATCACCATCCAGGGTAATATCTGTTTGAGTTTTATCAATCCATCCCATGTTTTTAAGTGCGAATATTGCACCAGTAGTATTGCCAACCTGCAATTGAGCCTCGTATTCTAGCTCGATAAATAGCCGCGCTCTTTTTACGGTGTAAGAAAACCCCTCTTCTTTTTCGTAATCATAGAAACTTTGTCGTGACTCAAAACCAAGATAATAACATAAGCCGCTTATGGTCGGAACAGGCACTTTTACTTTTTCCCCTGTCTTTAATAATACCTCTTTTTCCCTAATGCCGCTTTTGAAATATTCGTCAATCTCTTCTTGTAGTGCTTCAGCAGTTTCAAACATTCTTGGCCTGCCTCCGAGGTCTTCAGTTTTTTTAGCTGGTTCTTTTTTCTTTTTCTTAGTCATTTCCTATATGATTAGTCTACTTTGCCACACGCTGGAGACAAACAATATTCAATTCTTTACGTGTGGTGTATTCTTTTCTTTCCATTCCCTTTGCTTAGTCCACAATTTAACGGGCGTAATTCCTTCTTTAAGGAAATTACCAAGGGCGTTAATCGCAGCGTCGATTCGGCTTTTAGGATTAAAAACTTTCTCTGAATTATCAATACGAATTAGCCCGTTATCCTCGCTATAAATGCCGCCGTTCGGAAACATAAACGCGGTTATTTCGTCAACTGATTTGCTCGGCCTTTTATCCTTAATCTCACAACCTAAGTTCTCCAGGACCTCAAACAAACGAACCCTTTTAACTGGCTTGTAA